TGAGCGTGATAGTAGTAAGGCTTGGATAAAAAGCTATTGTAGTAAAACAGATTCATATGCTAGATTGATAAGGAGAAACGTATGACTGAATTAAACAGAGAAGAAATTGAAGCTATGGTTGTACAAGAACTGGAGTTTTTACTTCGGTGGGAAAGTAGTTTGCCCGAACCATCTCAAGATGTTGAACTTATTAAAGCAACCATAAGAGTGCTTCAAGAGTTTAAAGTGATGAAGAAGGATGACAAATGAGCGCATGGCTTATTGCTGTTGTTGGTGTTGTCTATACAGTGGTGGCAGTGGATCTGCTATTCAAAGGTAACACTGGGCTAGGCATAGCCTTTGTTGGTTATGCACTGGGTAATGTGGGTCTGTATATGGAGGCAGCAAAATGATACACACAGATGAAGACGATGAGTTTGCTCGCATTGAGCGTGAGAACTCTATGAAGGGTCAGCCCTATAACTGGGAAGCTAATGCCATCAAAGCTGCTATTCGCATGGAGCGTGAGGCGTGTGCAGGACTTCGTAAAGAAGTGGAGCTGCAGGGTAAACGGTCAACAGAATATGAAGATGGTTTCTGGGATGGTGTGGGTAAATATGAAGACTTAATAAGAGCTAGAGGCAAGCATGACACACGATGAAGTTGTTGACATGAAAGACTTTAATGAATGGTGGGATAGGGACATCATTCGTAGTAGTCCATTTAGAAGAGGTAGTCCTGCATACTGGGCATGGGCAGCATGGGAAGCTGCCTTGCGTGAACATGCTATGTCTGAAGTACAGAGGCTTGGTCAAGAGATTCAGCCAGAGCAAGAGCCTGTAGCGTTTGCTAGTCATGGCGTAGTCAATTGGATTGCCGACAAGCAGTTTCAGCATGAAGCCCATTTATATTCTGCACCACAGCGCACATGGGTTGGACTGACGAAGGAAGAGAAAGAAAAAATTAAGGTGAGTTGGATTGACATCACCCTGCATTACGCAAACATCAGCGAGTTGATGGATACTATTGAGCAATCCTTGAAGGAAAAGAACACATGAAACTACATGAACTAGAAGACCTCATCATGGCAGCATGGATGACTAGAGAAGACATTGACTCTGTGTTATGGGTGTTGATGGACAGAGAAAAGAAACCTGATGAAGATGAGATATCCAATTTATTAATTGGCCTCCATGCTATGCACGATGCTAGAATGGCTAAGCTATTTCAGGGGTACGACACTGTGCTTAAGACTAACAAAGTAACTTACAAAGGCCATGACTTTCCTAAAAACACACCTACCTTGTGAGACATGTGGCAGTAGTGATGGTTTGTCCATCAACGAAGACATGTCCACCAAATGTTTTGTATGTGATACATACATCCCATCAACCAACAATGAAAGACTTGAAGTGATAGATGTAGATACAGAGACAAAAGATACAAGTTCTTTCTTGAAAGAATACAACGAAGGCTACAGTGTTAGCGTAGCTGATAGACGCATTAACAAAACCACAATGGAACGATATGGTGTTGTTAGAAGTAACAACTTCTATTATTTTCCCTACTACGATAGCAACTCCCAACTGGTAGCTGCTAAGCGTAGAGAGGTGAAGGATAAGAAGTTCACGACAGTGGGTGGGTGGAGCAAGGGTACTCTGTTTGGACAGAACCTATACCCATCCAATGGCAAGTATCTAACCATCACTGAGGGTGAGTTTGATGCACTGGCTGCATACCAATTGACAGGTAGTAAATATCCTGTTGTGTCTATACGCACAGGTGCAGGTAGTGCATTGAAGGATGCCAAGGCCAACTACGAATACATCAATAGCTTTGAAAACATTGTGCTGTGCTTTGATGGTGATGAGGCAGGGAAGAAGGCAGCAAAGGAAGTTGCTGAATTGTTTGGCAGCAAGTGCAAGATATTTAAACCTGATCCTGAATATAAGGATGCATGCGAATGGCTTGCTGATGGCAAGGAAGCTGCCTTCGTAGCTCGGTGGTGGGCAGCAGAGCCATTCATACCTGATGGTATTGTATGTGGCACTGGATTGTGGGAGTTGGTATCTAAACCAATGGAAGCAGCAGACTGTTTCTATCCTTGGAAGGGACTCAACGACATCACCTATGGCATCAGAGCAGGTGAGCTAGTCACATTCACAGCAGGTAGTGGACTAGGTAAGAGTCAAACCCTAAGGGAAATTGTTTGGCATCTGTTGCAGAATAGCAGTGAGAACATTGGCTTGATGTTTCTTGAAGAGAGTGTGAGAAAGACTAGCCTGTCCATGATGAGCCTTGCTGCTGATCTACCTATGCATCTACCCACAACTATGGTGTCTGATGCCATACGCAAGGACGCATTTGAAAAGACACTAGGCACTGGACGTTTGTACTTCTTTGATCACTTTGGTAGCACAGCCATTGAGAACATTGTTAATCGTGTGAAGTATATGGCTAAGGGACTAGGCTGTAAGTATGTATTCTTAGACCACTTGTCCATCATCGTATCTAGTCAGGACAATGGTGATGAACGTAAGGCCATTGATGAAATCATGACCAAGCTTCGCATGCTTGTGCAGGAAACTAACATTGCTTTAGTTATTGTTAGTCACCTCAAGCGTCCATCAGACAAGGGTCATGAGGAAGGTGCAGTCACTAGCTTAGCTCAGCTAAGGGGTAGTGCAGCCATTGCACAGCTTAGTGACATGGTGGTGTCTCTTGAGAGGAACGGTCAGGCTGACGATCCCATTGAGCGTAACACCACCAAGGTGAGGGTATTGAAGAACCGCTACAGTGGACAGACTGGTCCTGCTTGCAGCTTGCTTTATAACAAAGACACTGGCAGAATGTTTGAGGTAGCAGATACTATGGAGGGAATGATGCTATGAAACAGTGGGACGATCTTGATGATTCCATCATTGGACAAGCTTCCATATGGAATGGTAATAAGAGAGTGGAGGTCTTGGTCTACGATGCTGACAAGATGATCAAGGTATTCGTAGACAGAGATGGTATGTCTGAAGAGGAAGCCAATGAATATATTCTCTTCAACATTGAAGGTGCATACATAGGAGAGGACACACCTGTACTGGTGTGGCAGAGATATGACGAGTGATGGTGGAAAGGGACACACTCAGCGTCCCAAGTCAATAGCTGATGAGGAGTGGGCTACCAGATGGAATGCCATCTTTGGTAAAGATTCATTAGAAGATTACAAACAGTCGGTAGATGTTAACAATCTCCGACAAAATGATAAGGACAAGGACAATGATCTTCTTAGACATAGAGACAAACCTGAAACATGACACCATTTGGTTGTGTGTAACCAAGCACAACACCACTGGTGAAGTGAGGCACTGGCGGGAAGCCGACACCTTGCAGCAATACTTAGAAGGTGAGCAAGTGGTAGGCCACAACATCATCGGCTTTGACGCACCCATACTAAATAAGGTATGGGGTGTTGTCATTCCTGACAACAGCCTAGTGGATACCCTAGTAATGTCACGGCTGTACAAACCTGACATTGAGGTGGTGCTTCCTAAGGAAGGCAAAGCCCCTACACTACATAGCCTAGAGGCGTGGGGCTATCGCTTAGGTAGTTACAAGATTGGTTTCACTGACTTCGACAGTGGATGGTCAGAAGAGATGGCTACTTATTGTGAACAAGATGTTCAACTTTTAGAAAAACTGTACAACTTTCTGACAATAACCATGACGAAGGAAGGGTTTTCCACGCAAAGCATTCAGCTTGAGCATGAGGTTGCCATCATCTGCCGTGGCATGGAGAACAATGGCTTCATGCTAGACATGGAGAAAGCTATGGTGTTGAACGCCACACTCAGTGGACGCATGTCTGACATTGAAGAGGAAATGCAGAAGGTGTTCCCTCCCATTGTTGAGCAACGCTTCTCTGAGAAGACAGGCAAACAATTGAAGGACAAAGTAACCATCTTCAATCCCGGAAGTAGGCAGCAGATTGGTGACAGGCTTATCAAGCTAGGATGGAAGCCAACTAAGATGACCCCAACGGGTCAACCTATAGTGGATGAGGACACTTTGAAAGGTGTTGTGTTCCCAGAGGGACAAATAATTGCTGAGTACTTAATGATTCAAAAGCGTGTAGCTCAGATCAGCAGTTGGCTTGAGCTAGTGGGTGACGATGGTAGGGTGCATGGTAGGGTAACTACCAATGGTGCTGTCACTGGCAGAGCTACACACAGTAGCCCTAACATGGCACAGGTTCCTGCGGTGGGTAGTCCATTTGGTGCTGAGTGCAGAGAGATGTGGCGTGTACCTAAGGGGTACAAGCAGGTAGGTGTGGACCTATCCGGCATTGAGCTTCGCTGCTTAGGCCACTACCTGAATGACCAAGAGTGGATGGATGAGTTGCTTAAGGGTGATATCCACTGGTTCAATGCACAAAGCTTTGGCTTGGTGGAACGAGGCACTGTTAAGGACGATAACAATCCTGAGCATAAGAA